TTAATAAACTTTTACTTCTTAAACATCGTCATTCAAGGTTTATTTACTTGATAAATAAGAAAGAATGAGCAAGCAAAGAAGAGGACCTTCTGAGAAGATTAAAAAGATTTTAGATCATTTAGACAAAGATACAGAAGTATTCATGTCAAAAACAAAGAGTCCGTTGAAGAGAAAATCTTTATTACAAGAAGATGGAACTATTCAACCTTTACAACTTACAAATCAAAATGCCGAACAAGAAAGAGATTCTTTTGAACTATCTTCTTTAAAAAAACAAAAACTCAAAGAGATTCGAAAGAAGCTAGGATTTGATCAAGTTCAATCAAAAAACTATGATAGTCTTATTGCTATTGATGAAAAGTTTTCAACATTACAAGAATCGATTGAAAAAGAATTTGATCCTGACAAAACTCCAAAGGGCTTTTCCACAGAGTTTTTGTTTGATCTTCAACTCAAACTCTCTGATTCGCTGAATATTGTAGAATCAATAATCAAAGAGGATGTATCTTTAGAAAATCTGTTAAAGTTATGAATCATTATTGTTTTCTTTCAAATAAACAAGTTTAATTAATTAGATATGTCTTTAAGTAGTTTAGATTTGGATGTTCGTATCGTTGTAGATACTTTTTCTTTTAGAGACAAAGTTTTAATAAGATTATACTTTTATGATTCTAAAGAAGCTGTAAACAATTGGATCGAACAATCTTGTAGAAATAAGCCTTTATTAAAAGAAGTTTACTTTGAAGATCTTACTCATAAAATCGGATTCATTATCTCAATTGATGAAGAAACAAATTTTAGAGAATCGATTGATCAAGATTTCATTCATGTTTATTCTATTGGTTTAAAGGATTCAAACTTTGTTTTCTTCTTTGATTACATTAAAGAACAAATGAAAGACAAACAAAATGAAGTAACTAACATTTCTTCTTTTGATAATACTTGTAAACTCTCTTCTTTTGAATTACCTTTAGAAGAAGAACACAAGATCGAAATCTTTTGCTTTTGGGTTCCTCCGAAATTTTCGAGTCCAAAACGAAAAGGTTCTTCTCAAAGGAAAGAATCGAAAGAACAAACATTACCATTTAACGATTGGAAAAACGTTTATCTTGAACAAAAGCATAAAGAAGAAGAATCTTATTCTTTTTATTCATCGGATGAAGATGATAACTTGTTAAAACTATTATATAATTCTTATCGATTTATTTCGAAAACACATCAATAAAACAATGATTAATTCTCTGACTTTTGCTTTTCTTTTTCAATCTTTTTCTTCATGTTGTAGAATCTCATAGTTTGTACATCGTCGTTTACATGAGGATTAAAGTATAACTTTCCATCAGAATCCAATAACCATTGAATAGAATCTTTTTTACTAACATCGTATTGACAAGAACTAATTTTGATCAGATCTTTCGTCTCTTTCGCTGTATGATCTTGTAAAATGGTTCTCAAAAATTCTTCTTCGTTTAAATTATTTGGAAGATCAAACCAACATTCGTCTTGTCCTATACTCTCATAGGTATAGATGACATGAGTTTTGATAAGAATTGGCTTTTTAACACTCATTCTAACAAGTCTTCTTAATAATAAATTGTTTTGTTTAAACAAAGTTGTTTCTTTTATTACTAACGTTCAAAAACTTGAAAAAAAAGACAAACAATTAAGTTTTGGCTACTTTAGTAATTCTAACCAAAAGCCATCGGCCATCGGGTAAAAGACGTCTAGCATAATCAAATTTGATGTTACTTGGAACTTTTGCATCTGTGATTTCTTCTTTCTTAAAGTATTCGGGTAATTGAGTAAAAGTTAATGTATTCATTTTTGGAACAAATTTTTCAGTTTCAAATCCTCTATAGTTTGCTAAAACATCGAGTTCTGCCCATTCTAAAGGCTCTCTTGGTTTTGCTTCTGGAATATTTTGAAAAAACCAATTTTTGTGATATTCTGCGTTATCGAGAATATTTGATCTATGGTCAATCAAATCTTTATTGAATTGAGTTATAGCCTTCTTTTTTCTTCCAGACTCTGCAATAGCTCTTTGTTTTGCAGATTCTACAGCAGAAAAATCTTTTAATTGTTCTGATAAATGTTTTTCTAAATATTCGGATAATCCCTTATTTACTTTGTCTTCTACACTTGAACCTGAAGTTAGAGCAGGTAATTGAATGATTCCAGTAGTCGTTTTAATAATGTAACCCAAAAAACAAACGTACGGATTCTTTGGTTTTACAATGTTTTCCATATATTGAACTAAATATTTTGGGTTATCCGCAGAAGCCCAAAGTTTAAAAGCAGGAACAGGATAATACATATGGTATTTCCCTTTTTCTGGTCCAAAAGTAGTTACGGCTGCGTATAATTGATTTCTATTTATACAGTCATCCCACCAATCTTCTTTAAAATTTAATCGAAGTTGCATTTCTCGAAATGAAAGTTGTGAAGTATTTGGATTCGATTGTAACAATTTTTCATCTGCTTTTGATTTTTCGGGTATTCTAGACTTTCCATTCAAATCTCTTTCGTTTGGTTCTATCCAAACATTTTTATCGCCCGATGATTCATAATAACTATCTTTCCATTCTTCTTTTCCTTCTGACTCTTTATTTTCACTCATTGTTATTTTTCTTTTTTCGAAACTCAAAAACTAATCCTTTACTTGATTCAAGATTTCACGTATGTTACAGATTCTATAGGCTCTAGATTATCTAGCTTTAAGAAATAAGTTGAGTTTCTATCGCAAATAATCTCTCTTTTTTTGATCTTTAATATAAAAACTCTTTTCAGTCAAAAAAAAGACTTAAATACATAATTCATTCTATTTTAAAAATAGATTTCATTACACTGTTTTTTCCGTTTTCTTGTGTTAAAAATAAACAGACCAGATTAAGTCAAGATAAGAGAGGGACAAGAGATGGAGATTGAAGAGTTTGCAAAAGCTCTAAAAAAGAAGGAAACAAATAAGCCATTTGTTCTGAAAAAAGTACAGTTACAAATTACCGGACATAAAGAAAACTTGGATTATGAATACATCGAAGATGATATTATGATTCCTCAAAGAGATCGATCTTTGACAAAGGTGATAAACACAGAGGAAGAAGATTTCTATTATCAAATCAACGATGCTACTTTTTTAAGAGACATGTTTGAAACAGATGATGTTACAACTTATTTACCAGATGAAGAATACAATAGTTCTTCTAAAAACTATAACATAAATGAAGCAAAAGGAAGTACACAAGTATACATTCATGGAATTGCTGAAGACGGACAAAGTGTTTGTGTTAAATATACAAACTATAAACCCTTTTTTTATTTATCAATACCTGAAAGTGTTCCGAGAAATGATGTTCAAGATCAAAAGACTGCAATGTCTTTAATTTCTGAAATGAGAAGAGATTCATCACTTCCGTGGGCTCAAGTTAAAAAGTATGGATTAGAGTATACTTTGCCTGTAGTTGGTTTTCGAAACGGAGAGAAGAAACCATTCATATTATTTGAATTTCATACAAAGTATGCATGTAAAAGATTTATCGGATGGATAAGAAGAAAGTTTCCGCCTCCTAAAAAACATGAGATTGAGAACAATACATATCAAAATGACTGGGTGATGGGGGAAGAAGATGTAGCAGATCATGTTAAAATGGCAAATGCTATAGGAATTCAATGGTGTGGTTGGGTAAAGTTACCAAAAGGAACTTATAGATATTACGATAAAGAAGATATTGCTTCTTTGTATGTTTTCGAAGCAAGTGTTTTACAACATGAACCACTTAGACAAGAAATAGCTCCAATGATTAAAGATTGTTTTGATGTTGAACAACTTCGATGGGATGAACAAGATGCTTTCCCAGATTATACAAACCCAAAGGATGCGATTGCTTCCATAACACATTGTTTAGAAATCAGTGATGAAAGTTGGGAACCTATCTTTTACATCTTTTCTTGGGGAGGAAGAGTCGCAAGGGATGCGAAAGACGAAAAAGGAAATCCATTATTTCCACAAAGAACCGTTTTTAAAATCTATAAAACGGAAGCTGCTATGCTAAATGGCTGGGCTAAATGGAGAAAAAAGTTTCATCCAGATATTTGGTATGGTTGGAATAATTACAAGTATGATAACGATGTTATTATACAAAGAATGTACTTTCTTGAAGGAATTGAAGAATCTACAAAATGTTTTCAAAGAATTGGAAAATGTAAAATCAAAACAGATCCTAAAAAATTAGAAAGCAGTGCTCTCCAAGCTCAAGAACTTAAACTTATTACACCTTTGGCCGGAGAAGTTTCATGGGATTTGCTTTTATTCTACAAAAAGGATCCAACCTTCAAACCTCACGACTTTAAGTTAAATACAGTAGCAAAAGAAAAGTTAAAAATACAAAAAGATGATGTTCATTATTCCGAACTCAAAAAACTATTTTGTGGAACACCTGAAGAAAGAGCAAAGTTGTTAAGATACAATTTAAAAGATGTAGACATTACTCGACAACTATTTACTTATTTACTCCATGCAGTAAATGATTGTAGAATTGGTCGAATTCCAATGAACTTTATCTGTGCTTATGGTCAACAACAAAAAATGTTTGGTGGATTTCATAAAGTTGCAAAAGACGAAGGATACATTGTTTGGAGACCTCATTATCATCCTATCTTAGATAATCCGATTGGAGCTGATGAAGGAAAAGAAGAAATCGTTTCTGAAGGACAATCACATTCAAATATTTTGGACGATGTAGACTTTATGAGAACAAAAGAAGAAGAGGAGGAAGTTATGGATGTTGGAGACATTGCAGACAATCTTGCGAAAAAGATGGATGGTATGCAGATAGAAATTAAAGGCCAAGGAATTGAATGGATGAACATTGATCAAGAACTTACTGAACAATCGCAACAACAAAGCGATTCAACGTCCATGAAAACCGATAATAATAATGATAAACAAACTACCATGGATAAAAAGGTTATTCATGTAAAAAACTCAGAGGAAAAAGACATTCAAGTGAATGCTTCTACAACATTTTTAAAGAGTGAAACCGTAAAAACGTATGGAGTAGAAGTAAATGCCGAAAAGGATGCAGGGAAGGAACTTAGTCGTTATGGATTTCTTGAATCAAAGTATACAGACAAACAAGCAAAGAAGAAACGAAATGTAGATGAAATCCTACATAAGAAGAATAATCGACAAAAGATTATGAAACTGAAATCGATACACAAACAAATCTTATTAGAAGGACAAAACTTGGACATAAATAAAGCTCTGAAATCGGCAGTGAATAAAAACAAACATGGAAAGGAAAAGGGTTTCTCAGGAGGCTATGTTATTGATCCTATTTTGGGAATGTTTTATAATATTTGTTGTTTTGATTTTAACAGTTTATATCCATCGATTATGATTTCTTACAAACTTGCATCTGATAACATTGTTCTTGATAAAAGATTTGCAAACTGTAAAGATGTTCAATACTTGGATATTGCATTCAATAAGGATCGACAAGTTAGATTTGCTCAAAACTCAATAGGTGTTATGAACAAACATGTAAAAAACCTTTTAGACAGTCGAGCTATTACAAAGGAGATACAAAAGAGGTTTATGAACCGTATGTTCTTAACGGGGAAATTAGCTGGTGTTTATGGTCGTAAATGTGAACCAGCAGAAGAAAATCCAATTTTGTTAAACAAGGATGAAAAACTAGATGATTGGACTCTTTATAAATCAAACCTTAAATTCTTTGAAGAAAAGATTTATTGGAAGTCTATTGCTCATGGATTGATAAAACAAGAATACAATAACCTACTTACTCTTTTGAAAGACATAAAATGGAAAGGTTATGAATTCATTTCAAATGCTGATCATGTTCAATTATTCGAAGATGAAACCAAAGTAGATAAAGCCTATTTTACAGCTAACGAAATTGGAAAGTTTGTTCTTTCCAAGTTTACCGAATGGTCTTTACTTGTAGATACATCGAAAAGAGAACACATTGAAAATGTTTCTTCCTCTCTTGTTTCAATGTTTAAGATCTTTTCCAAATATCATGTATACTCAGATTCTAAATCGATGGAAATTGAACAACCTAAAGTTAAGAACTCACAAGTGATCTTTGATTTTTATAAATCCTTTCAATCTGGAGAATCCATAGCTAATTCAAAACAAAACTCTCTCAAGTTAGCAGCAAACTCTGCTTTTGGTGCTCAAGGAGCTGGTGGTTCTTTATCCTATGATAAAAACGGAACTATTGAACGTCGGGGAATGTTTACTATTATTCCTGTTCCTGCTGCTGTTACCTTTATCGGAAGAAAGACAATTATTGCTTCACAAGGATTGGTGAAAAGAAAATACAATGCTGTTATTGTTTATGGTGATACAGACAGTATCTTTGTTTTATTCCCTGAAAGCATCATTCCAAATACGGATCAAGGATTCAAAGATAGCTTTGATTTCTGTAAAATCGTAGCAGAAGAGATTACCAAACTTTTCCAATTCCCGGGATCCATTATGAAGATTGTTCATGAAAAGTCTGCAAGATCTGGAGTGTTTTATGGAGCTAAAACCTACATTATTGATAAGCGTGAAGGAAAAGAACATCCAATGAAAATCGACATCAAAGGTTTATCTTTTTCAAAAAGAGATTGTTGTGCTTTTGTAAGCAAAATGTGTAAAGAATCAGTCAATGTCTTGTTTAAAGAACGTGATGTTGAAAAGGCTGTAGATGTTGTTCGTAACAAGTTAGGAGCTTTGATCGAAGGAAAGTTTGATTGGGATGAATTTGTTATCTTTAAATCGTTGGCTAAAGAATCTTACACTTCTTCTACTCTTCAACCTCATGTAGATCTGAATAACAAGATTAGAAATAGAACACCAGGAAAAGAAGCAAAATCTGGAGAGAGAGTAAAATACGTTTACATAGATGTTGGAGATTTAAAACAAAAGAAGAAAGCCGTTGAAAAGATAGAAGAACCAAGCTATGCGAAACAACAAAACAAACAATTAGACATTATGTGGTATTTGAAGAATCAAATATCAAAGAATGTTGTTAAAATCTTTGAACCCATTTATCCTCAAATTACAAAAGTATTAGAACAATTTGAAAACTCTTACATTCGAAAATACTGGAACGTCAAATCTACAAGAAATGATCTTTTGTCCATCCTATCCAATTAACCTTGTTGTCTTTTCTTTTTTTTCCGATGAAAAAAGTTTATGTTTACTTAATAAAGAGAGTCATCATGGAGTTTATTGTTAATAAGGTGTTTACAAACAACTTTGTTTTTTCATCAGCTGGAAAGACTAATAACTTTCTTATAAGAGCCGAAATAGAAGAGAGTAAAAGAGTTATAGTGAACGAGATTATGGAAACTGAAATTTATTCGCCTTTAACTCAAAGTAATTCAGAACAATGCGAACCCAATAAAGAAATGGAATCATCAAGTTTAATCGATTGGGAGCTTTGGAATTATTATGTAGATTCATTTCCTGAATGGAAGAAACAAGCTATAGAATATTTAAAAGAAATCATTTTATTTGACTTTAAAGATTCAATACAAAGTAACCCAAAATACTCGTTTGATTTAAATCCTATAAATCTACGATGGCAATCAAAAACATTACCAAGTTCAAGTTTAGAACCATTAGTTTCAAAGTTATCGGAATTTAATGATGATCCAAAGAAAATGTGGTTTTATTTGTTTAATCGTTTAAAGGAAAAAGCTATTCTTCTTTGCAATACAGAATCAGACAAAACAGAATTCAAAAAGGTTCTTCAGTTTTACGTTGATTGGAAAAACAATTACTTAACCTTACTAGTTCCTTCTCTTTAAAAGACTCGTTCGTATGAATCTTTTTATTTTATAACAATAAAAACGTTTAATTTTAAAAATAGATTTTTTTTTACTAACGGACGATGAAAAGGTAAAAGGTTAGTTAAAAAAACGATTTTAGTTTTTGGCGACATTAAATGCTTGTTATTAGTTATAGAGAATTATCAAAAGACATTAATCAAGACTGAATAGAAAAACTTGGAAAATTTTTCTATCAAGACGTATAAAATTTGTATAACAAATACGAGTTTCTTAATAAATTCCAAATTAATACGAACCAAAAAAACAGAAAGTTTTGTATTATTTCTGTAACAAAAGCAAGTAAATAGGAATGGAAGCAAAGAGACAAAAAACTATACACGAAGGATATAAAGTATGTTCTACTATCGAGTTTGTAAACGAAAATAAAGTAGAATTGGATCATAAAAAGGGTTTAATATTTAAACCATCGATCTGTAATCAAAAGATCAATCATCTAAAAAAAGATAACAAGAGAAAGGTTTTCATCTATAACAATTCACTATGGAAGTTATCTGTTTTATCAAAAAACTCACTCATCGGATTAAAGAAACAAATCAAGTGTTTAAAAGAGATTGAATCATTACCATTTATTCCAAAACACTATTCTATCGAAATTAATGAAGAATCAAAATCACCAGTACCATTAGATTTACAAACGTTATCCACAATCTGTGATAAACAGCTTTCAAAGTATGTTCTTGTTCAAGAAATCGAATATATTAAAGGATTTGATTTAAAAAACTATACACAACTTGAAAAATACTTTCAAAATCCTTTATGGACTTCTCTTTGGTTAAAAAAGGCTCTAGACAAAACAACATCACAACAAGGAGATTGTTTGATCAATACAAACGAACAAGAAATAGAAGAATTAAAAAAATGGAAACCAAAACTTTTATTATGTCAAATGATTTTACAACAACTCGAAACTCTATGGTTAAAAGGATGGAGTCATGGAGACATTAAACCTGGAAACATTTTATTTTCTCCTTCGTTATTATCGACTTATTGGATTGACTTTGAGTTTTGTAAAAACTTTAAAGAAAATGATTCGAATCCTGATTACTTTAAAGGAAGTATTTTTTGGGTTCCTCCTTCTTCGTTATCATCTATACATCAACCTATGATTTCTGATGAATTCAGTTGTAAAAAGAAAGATTTATGGGGGATAATATCTACCATGTATTGGATTTTCACTGGAAGATATTTAATACCTTGTTTGAATTCAGAATCGCAAGAACAATACATTCAAAGATTGAAACAGATTAAGAACTTTACTTTAAAATCAACTGGATATAAACCAATTGATGATTCGTTCAGTGAAATATTTCCTTTACTCGAAGAAGCCAAGAATATAAGTGAAATAGAATCTTTATTCGAAAAAACAAAGTCGTTTCTTTATCGTCTTTGTAACTAACAAATTCTTTTTGAAATTGCATGTAAATATCTTTTGTTTTTTGTATGTAAAAGTTGTTCTATCGTAATCCCTAATCAATTAGTTGAGTACCACAAGTATGTAACACAAAGATCCGCCATAAATTATTACAAAAAAAACATAATAAAGAATTAAACAATCAGAAAAATAAGTGTTTGTGTTTTGATGATTAAAGTGTGTATTAATAAAAAAATGTATGTTTGTTTTTAGTCCAAAGTAAGATCAAAAAAATTAACAAATCATGCCTTGTCCTTGTAACGCTAATAAGAATTCTATTACTTTACCTACTCCTCCATCCGTAAAGCCTCCTTCTGGAATTTATGGTGGTAAAAAAGTAGCAAATTGGAATCCACAACAACCAATAAAAACGATTAGTCAACCAAATCAAACAAAATCAATTGATCAATCGAATGAAACAAAACCAAAAGAAGAACCAATTTTCATTTTCAAAAATCCGATAGAAGAGAAAGTTATTCCATCTGAAAAACAAAAGCCAAAAGTTGTAGTTACTATAGTAAATTCGGATGATCCTCAATTGAAAGAGTTTGCTTTAAAAAACTCTATTCCGTTAGAAAATACTCCTATTGAACCAAAGAAAGAAGAACAACAACCAAAACCGCAACCACAAATGAATACACTCATTAAAGATCCAAAGAAAAGTTTTATTCAATTCAAAAAAGAATTTTTACAATCGAGAGAAACAACTTTAAAGCCTACTCTTATTTCGAAAACAAAGAACAAAGTTTCTACAAAGAATTTAGAATCAAATAAAGCTCTTGCTATTGAAAATTTCCCTACCGCACAACCTAATCCCGTTAAAACTAGAACTTCTATTACTACAAAGAAAGTTTCAACAAAGAACGTACAAGAAATGCAGCAGTTTTTTGGAATCGACCCTTATTAAACAAATAAAAAAGAGAATTCATTTTTTCAACCATTTTAAAGTTGTTTTATTTAATCGTTAGATGAGTTACTTTAGATTTGGTACTATTTTGTAACTGATTCCAAACTTTTTTCTTTCTTCTGATTCGAAAGCTAATAGCTTTTGATACAAGTCTTCTGGAGTTCTACTTCCAGAGTATGGTTGTGTAGAGTCAGTAGAAGAAAACATTATAAAGATAGGAACTGAATAAACATCAAACCTTTCTTTAAAAGGAGCGTTATCTTTCAAATCATAATCTATAGCTCCAAGTCGAATCATATTTTCCTTCTTTTTTTGTTGTTTATTGTATTTTTCGACCATTGTAGCAAACTTTAAATAAATAGGTTTAGCAGCAACACAATGAGGACACCATTCTGCAAACATCATGATCATTGCGATTCTAGACTTTGTAAAGTCTTGATAAGTATCCCCTGTAACCATTTGAATTCCAGCTTTTTCAAAAGCCTTTGCAATTTTATCGTCCATTATTTTTTTTCTCTTTTTGTTATTAACAGAAACTAATTTCGAGAATAAAGTTTTTTTTCCTCTTTCTCTTAGTCTTGATCTAACTAAAGAAGAGACATAGAAAATTTTTTATAACTGAGACTTGATTCCAAGCTAAAAGCTAGTTTATTTTTGTATATTGGTTGAAGTAGAAAACATAAATGGATATTTGGACTATCGTAGGAACGCTTATTGCGGCTTTTGTAGTTAAAAAGATTATACAAAAGACAAAGTTTACTCAAAAACTTTCGAATGCTCTTAAACATTGGATCTTTGGTCAATTTATTATAGATAACTTATTACCTAATGAACCCGAATCAGAAGAAAATGATAAATCTACTACCGAAAATTCTGGAAAATCAGAAGTTTTAGTTAAACAAGATACAAATGGTTTATCTAAAACTAGTAACGCTACTTCTTACATTTCTCGATCTATAGTTTTGGTTCCTAAAAACTTAAATTCTCTTCAAGACTATGATCGAGTAAAAGTTATTTCAATGATTGCTATAGAAAGAGCTGTAGACGCGGTACTTCCTTTAATCATTTATCTTGTTCATGGAAAGTCTAAATAAAATTCTAGTTTTTTTAAGCATGCTTTTATTATTGCTTTTTGCCTTCTTACAAATCACTTTAAGATTTGTTTTCTTTTGATTCAGCAACATTTTGGACCTTGATAACTACTCCTCGTGGGGTAACAAAGGGTCGGAAGGTCGGCATGAGTTTTTTGTTCAATCTTTCTTGTAAAAGAGTAGTGATGTATGAACCACCTTCTAACATCTCTTTTACGTCTCTGCTTGAATAGACATAACGTATGTAGAATGTCACTACAACTTTTGATTCTTTGTCTTCGTCATCAGAGTCGCTGTCGCTTTCGCTTTCGGTTTCACCACCATTTTTAATCTTTATAGCAAACTTTTCAAGAACTTGGGTAGCCAATATGTTTACAAGTTCTGAGTCAGAGTCTCGTTTTTGGGCTTCTTTCACTTTATCTGGATTTTCGCTTAAAAAGGCTGCATAGTTTTTAATAATAGAAGTGACTTTATCGGATTCCATTTGGTTTCTTTTGCTTCTTCTTGTTGTTTTTCTTGTTAATTTTCACAATGAAAGAAAGAGTTTTCGTTAAATGAAATGTTCTTTTATTACTAACCTTCTTTTACGAACAAAAGGTAAGATTTAGTACGATCCTATTCACCAGGATCTTTGTAAGATATGTAAATATTCTTTTCACCAAGATAAGCACGAAAATAAGGATCCAATCTAAGATTGAGTTTTTCTTGAATCAAATGTCGAATATAAGCCTCTTCTTTCTCTTTTGCTAAGATGGTAATATCTTTAGCCAAAGACTCGATACTTATAGAAAACGTAGAAACTATTTTATGTTCTTCTTTTATACATTTTGCAAATCCATGTATGATTTCGTTTACTAATCCTTCTAAAGTAATATTCTCTCCATCTTCGTCTGGATCATATTCATAGCATAAACGTTCACCATATTCTTCTATAATTTCTCTATCTGCCATTCTTAAAATATCCGATTCTACTGATTGATTTTTGGTTTTAAAATAACAAAGTTGGTTTATTATTTGATTAATTGTTTTCAAAAAGTGTTTGTAGTGAACAAGAGAAAACGATCAAAAAAACCAAGTTAATAACCATGGAATGGCTTAGAAGAGCATCGTTAGGAAGAATATTTGGACTTGATTATGAACCTATGAAAAAAGAAAATGTTACGCCAGAAATAATCTTAAGCGTAGAACAAACACCTGAACCCACAGTTATTACCGCACAAGAAATCAAAGAGCTCAAGGAAGAAACTCAAAAAAAACAAGTTAAAAGAGTTGAGAGCAATTACAACTTACGACGAACAAAGTCTAGAGAACTTAGAAAACAAAATCAAATCAAAAGTTAAACTTTATTCTTTTTACTTTCGTCCTTTAATAATTTTTTTTATTTTAAAAAAAGATTACAAAGAATAAACAAAACATTCTATGTATTTGGATTATCAAGTTTAGTTTTCTTCTTTTTTCTTAGTTTGTGAAAAGGTTGCGTTGGTGAGAGAAAGACAAAGAACTTTAACAGCAAATAGGAATTGATAAATAAAGTAGCAAAGAGATTTCAAGAATTAAAAAGTAGTTTTTAAAGAAAAACAGAGACAGCAGGATGAGCGAAAAAAAGATAGCAGACTTTTTTCGGGTTTTAGAGTCTAAACCAGCAAATGCATTAGGATTTCATGAAGCAAAATTAAACTGTTGGATGAAAGATGGAGCTCTTTATATTTCAGAGTTAGATATATCATTTCCTAAAAAGAGATTATTAGAGTTTACATCATCGAATGTTATAAACTCAAAAAAGATAGCTCAACCAAGATCTTCTTCTAAAAAACCCAAAACAGTAATACCAACAAACGTACAAGAAGAAAAAGTTTCGTCTACTGAAAAACCAAATAATACGGATGAAGTCGAATTACTTCCAAATGGATCTATGAAAACTAGAGCTGTAGATAATTCTACACCGAAAGTTTCTAAAAAAGTTAACACTCTACTTTTGGGATCGAAAGAAGATCAAAAACAAGAAATCATTCAACCAACAAACAATGAATTAAATGATAGTTTATTAAATGATAGTTCAAAATCGATAGATGAAAACGCTATTAAAGAAGTTAAATGTAGAGTTTGGGATAAAAAGGAATTAGAAAAGTATCATAGATGGGAAGGTGAAAAATGTAGGTCTATAGCAACACGACAACATTGTTTAGATTTATTAGAAACTTTTCGACCTTACAATTACATGATTCCAATTTACTACAAGGGTAAAGTTTGGTTTTCTAAAGACGATGGAAGAGTTATTAACCAATATGCTGTTTTGAGTATGAAAAATGAAAAGATTAGCGTTTCTTTTCAAATAAACAACCAACCTTATAAAAACGCTACACAAACCATTCGTCACTTAAATGACCTTGCTGGAACAAAAGAAAACGAAAAGATTCAAGGCTATCTTCTTTTTCAAGTTTATGTTGGTAAAAAGTTTGTTCTTCTTCAAGAAGTCCTTCCTTGGGAGTTTCGTCTTAAAAGTCGTTACTCTATAGAAAACACAAGAAGTAAAAAGGCTGCTAGAGAAGCATTATCCGTAAAATCAAAATCTAATATTCTCGACTTGGGAGAAATTAGCCCTTCTGAAGAAGTATCTTCCTCTCCTTTTGAAGAAGACGTAGATAATGAAGATAAAAATGGTGAAAACCAAGAAGTAGAAGAAGTTCCAGAAGAAGAAAATGACCAATCTCTTGTTGAAAAAGAAGCAGAAACTACTCAGACTCAAGAAACTGTTTCCTCAAAAGCACTTGATGATAATGATCTTAGCTCTATACTTTCTTCCGATACTAAATAACCTTTATTTCTTTTTATCGAATAAAATAAATCATTCTACACATTCATTTTCGTACTTTGCATACAGCTTTTTATAGACTTGTCCCAAATGTTCATGACATAAACAATATATAAGATCGCCATAATGTATTTCTCACCAAAGTAAAGTTCTATAATTCTTTATATGACACTTAAGATACCGGGACTTATCAGGATGCGGAATATAATCTCCTGTTCTAAAATAGCTGTTTGGAGTTCTAAATGCTATTTTGAATTTCATTTAACTTTGTAACTAATACTTTTACACTCTCGAGTTTGATTAGTTTCAATAAATGAAATACCTACTTTTACGTCTACTTAGTTTTTTTCAATGTGTTAAACATTCAACCGATGATTTTAAACGAGACAAAACGATCGTTTTATAGAAAGCAAAGAGATTAATGGTTTTTATTACAAACAACTTGTACATTAATAAAGTCTTTCTAAGCTCGATAGAATCTAGTCTCTTTATTTTCTTTTTGTTTAAAAGCTAATCTATTGTAACTTAAATCGCTTACTTCATTATGTTCTCTACATTGTTTTGAATAAACGACTACACTTAATTAAGAGGTCTTAAGAGCGATTAAGAGGCTTTAAGCGAATGATTACAAGCAATTGAATGAATCCTTTCATTGATTGCTTCAATCGTTTAAAAAAAAGTTTAAAGACCTCAAGGACCTTCATCAATTGAGGTCCTCTTCTCTTTTGTTTTCAAAAACTTTTTTTTGTTAATCGATTCAATCAATTGATTACTTTCAATTGCTTTTGTTTTTATTTTCTAATGATCGACACAAGTAAAACATAGAATGTAGGTGAAACATAGTCAGTTCATCACCTAAAGTATGGTATTAATTACCTCGACAAGTCATAGAGAGTACATAAAATTATGGTTTAAAGATGACCGAAATATGGTAGTAATGGTGTCGACAAGATGTAGAGAGTATGGTTTCAAGGTATAAACATGGTTAGTTAAGATACAATTTATTACTTTCCAAGACGAAAGTGTCCGATTATTCTTACTATAAGCATAATAAAAATAAGACAAAAGAAAGATGAGTTTAATAAGTATGATTAAAAGTCGAGTTTATTAGAGTTCAAAAAACAAGAGGTTTGTTCAAATTCAACAGGAGTAAGAGGAACATTAGTAGAATGATAAGAAGACAAAGACTTTCTAACTAGCGAATGAAAAAAGATAACACCATTTTCTCTTTTAGGATGTAAAGGTCCTTGAATAAAGGCTTCACAATCGATGTTCTTTTGAATTTCTTCAGTAATGTTTGCGTCTTCTTTAACGTTTGTATCTATGTATTCTTGAAACTTCTTTCTTTGTTCTTGAGTAATCGAGTTTGTAAAACGAAAGTAAGATCGCAAGTTAGTTTGATTTGTTTTTAATGGGTCTGCGCTCATTATAAAACAACCATAAGGATAACAGGAAATAGTAATGTTTGGATATTTCCAAATCCAAACTCCTAAATCGTTTTGATTTCCTCCCATAAGATCTTCGGCTATCTTTTCCGCTCCATCCTCATGTTTTCGTTCACAATGGTGTAAAGAATAAGAATCTTGAAAATTTTCAACAATATATCTTTCGAGGTTATAAATCTTTCTCAAATTAGGATGTACAATGGCACAATGATAACATTCTTGATATCCATCAATAAATGCTTTCCAATTTGCTTTTAAAGGATAGTTTTTTAAATCATATTTATCAAAACGACTCATATCATACTTTTCAACAAGATGAGGAATATCACCAAGCCATTCTTTAAGTGGTGGAGCGTTTCCGTCTATGTTTACAAAAATGATGCCTAACCATGTTTCTAATCGAACAGAGTTTAAAGATAAATCTTTTTTAGAAATCATGGTTTCGTCAAACTTTGGAGCTGTATAAAGAGAACCATCTTTTGTCTTAAAAGTCCAAGCATGATATTTACAATTAATAAAATCGCTTGATTTCAATTTTCCTTGATGTTCTTGTACTAAACTGTTTCCTCGATGTCTACAAACGTTTAAGTAAGCGAAAAATCCATCTTTTGTTTTAACGACAAGTACAGGTTTGCCAACAATTTCTTGCACGAGAAATGATCCTAGCTCGGGCAACTCTGCTTCTAAACAAAGCAATTGCCATTCTTTCTCGAATATTGCTTTCTTTTCCTTCTCGAAGATTGCCTTGTTTTTGTAATAAAAAGAGTTTAAACATAAGTTGCTTTCTTTTGAAGAATGAATGTTCGGCTCTTCTTTTTTTTGATCCATTCGATGTATCAATCTAAACTCTTTTTTCCTTCTGTTTCTTTAAAAGGAAAAAGTTTTTCTAAAACACTACCAATCAAACTTGGTACAACAAGTCTCTCAATCACGTTAAAAAAAGAAAACTAGAACAAAGTAACAACTCTAAACGTTTAATTTCAAAAAATTGGTTTTATGTAATCAAATATTTTTTTATTTCGTTATTTTTGAATGTAAATAAGTATTCGTTCTAGAGCCGCTAGAGAGAGATTAAGCCAATAGTCTTCTAATTCTTTTTCATCGGATGGACGAAACTTGATACCATTCCATAATAAGTAAGATAAACCGCCTATAACGCCAATTTTACAACCTAGTTTGATTGTTTCATTATGTGTAGCTATTCCAAAAATTCCAATCACGCTAGATGTAAATACTAATGATTTTCCCAAAAAGGAAGGTTTGGTTCTTTTAGAGAAATAATCAAACCATTTGTTGATTTCTACTTCGAATAGCTTCCAATCCTCTAACCATTTTTCTTCTTGATGTTCATCTATTTCGTTTTTTATCTCCTCTACTTTTTTCATTAATGAAGAGTAATAAACTTGTAAATATTCGTCCGTTTTCATCGTATAGATTTCTACTAACGAAAGTATTGGTTTTTTGATCAAATAACTGATAGGTTCATCATTTTCTTCGATACATTCTTTATCTTGAATAGACTTGATTATCTCAATCAACTCTTTAAGCTTTTCAACATTCATCTTTTCTTTTTTTGTTAAATAAACAACTTACTCTTTGTGAATCTTTGGTTTTATTGATTCAAAAATAAAAAATGGTTTACAAGATGATTAAAAGTTGTACTTTGAGAAATGATGGATGTATGAAGAATGTAATAATTTCTCTAATGTTATCTTTCCATTCGTTAATGTTGCAATTAGATGCTTTGTTTTTTTGTTACCAGAGACTTTGGGTAAATGTTCTTGAAGTAACATGTAAATATAGGATATTCCTACATCACAAACTCTAAAGCAACAATTGTATAAAAAATCGTTAAAATAAACATCAGCAACCACAAATCCATAACCAAATGAATCATAGTAAGCTATTCTTTTAAAAGTCGAATAATCATTAATTGTTAATTTATCGTGTTTGCTTACAAGAATTCCTTGTTGAATCAAACTCAGAAAATCATCATCATCAAGATGAAATATTCTTTGGCATTTATTTATAGGATTAGCCATTACAAAAGAGACTACACCTTTCGCATGGCTAGTAAATATTTCGTAAATTTCATTATTATATTTCCAATAAAAATATCTGCTTCTTTTGTATAAAGTTTTAAAATACTCTTTAATCTTGTCTTTTGGAACTCTTGAAACAATCTTTTTCCATTTACTCCATGTTTCTTTAATGTCTTTTAATCGATTATAGATACTCTTACAACTCAATCGTAAATAAAGAATATCTTTCCAACTTAGGTATTTTCCAATATCATAGATCCATAGATTCGAGTCTAATAGAATGATCTTACCATTCATCACCTTTTGAATAAATCACTTATAAAAGAAAGTTCGAATTTGCGTTTTTAAAATTGATTTATTTTGAATCTAAAGAATGAAAAAAAAAGGTTATTTCTTTTGGTTGCCTTCTGCAATGACTAAGTCTTGAACAGAAGAGGGAAGAGTTCCTTCAAAATAAGGAGCTTGTAAGGTGACAATTTTATCAACTCCACCTGCCCAAGCGATGGTTTCCTTTGCATTATCCATCAAAGTAGGACGAACTTCAGCATAGGCTCTAAAGAAATCATTATAAGTGATTTGAGCCGGGGCTATAAGTTCAACAAGATTAGAGGTTTCTACAACAACACCATCTGTATTTGAAATAATTGGCATAGTTGGAAAAGCTGTATCCATGACGTCAATAATCTTCTTAATTGTAAGAGATGAATTATTGTCAACTTTATTGAGGTCTTCTATAAGAGGTTTAACTTTCTCAAAGGCTTCAGATGTCTTTTTATCGTATTTTTTAGAGTCAACGGGTAATTTAAACTCTCGAACAGTTCTTGTGTAGATCTCAGCCGAATCCTTTGATGTTATAATTTCGTTTTTGACGCTCTTTCGATAGTTGGTATATCTTTGAGTAACTAAGATCTTGGAAAACTTTTGAGAAGGCATGTCAGGATCTGTAGAAACTTTGCAAGAAACTCTAGTTTTAGCCTTAACACTATCGAATTTCAATCCAAATGGAAGACCATATCTTAAAGTAATAGGTTCTTTACTATTTGAATCTTTAGGTGTATATTGATCGGTAGCATCCAATAATCTCTTTTCCAACTTATCAAATTCAGCAAACTCGTCTACTTTGATTTCAACATTTTTGGCGAGTTTACCCATGGATTTTTTTTGAGCTCCATTATCCATGTCTTTAAACGTAGATCGATTTAAAGGAATCAATCGTGTAATTGGGAATTGTTCTTCTTTACATCCGTCTTTTGTGTAAGTTTTGTTGGATGAGATTCTTCTTGTGATTAACCATTTATTAAAATGAGTTTTAGATGAATCAATTTCAAATGATCGGAAAGAATTGCTTCTATCAAGAGCATATTTCAGCATGTTAGTAAATACAATTCCGATTTCTCGAATAGAAAAGAATTGAGCTCTAAATCTAAGAGACATAACATCGAGTACATCCATTGTCAATCCCATTGTTTTTAAAACATTATAAAGAAGATCAACAACACCTCCTTTAATTCCAAGTTGTTCTTTGGCTTTTTCTTGGAATGTTTCTTTATCATCCCAATTGAATTCAAAAAAGTTATTTACAAAATCGGTTAAAAGAGTTGTAGATGTATTAATTGCATTTGCTAATAACTTTATATTATCTGAAGGATTACTTTGTTGAAGATTATCCAAATTGGCTGAAGTAAAAGAAGAATTTATGGTAGTAAGATCGGTTCCACTCGACTCAGCAACTTTAGTGTTGGATATTAATTTACGGAGATCATCGTTGAATTGTTTCAAGTATTCAATCTTTTTTAAATCAGCAGGTAAAATCAAGGAAAGAATGATATATCTAGCCAATAATAAAGCTTGATCTGGATTTGCAAAAGCACCGGCTTGTTGATAATACTTATTCCATTGAACTGGATCTTTTAAAGCCGCATCCCAAGAAGGAGGAAATTCTTCACGTCTGCTTTCGTCCCATCGTTGAACTCGAAGAGATAAAAGTTCTTCTTCTTTGTAACCCAAAAGAGTATTACCGTTACGGAAAGTAGTTCTAAGATCAATCAAGTTTATTGAATCCCAACCAATATTTTTCATTTGTCGATTAAGAACAAATCGAATTTCTTTGAATCCAGGTAATCCAATAAAGTATTTTGTAGAAACTCGAGAGAAAGTATCTCGAGGAATCAAGTAAGGATTATTACTTGCAGCGATAATTAAAATGTTTGAGTTTACTTCAGGAGGAACTTCAGCATTGTCTGCTTGGTTTTTGAATACGGAAATTAAAGAATTATCTTTTTGTCCATTAGATTCACCAATAAGACCATCGAATTCATCAAAGAACAAAATCACTGGTCTTCCTCTTGCTGCTTCGTATCTCATTTCTTCGAATAAGGCTTGCATTTTGAAAGCAGATTCTCCAACAAAAGGTCCAATAATGTTAGAAGCAGTAACTTGAATGTAAACAGGTGGTTTTCCTTGTTTAGCTAAGAAACCAGCAACAGATTGAGCCAATTGAGTTTTTCCAGTTCCTGGGGGTCCATAA